TCTTATGGGAAAAAATGACGAGTTCAAAATAAAAAATATTGAAGATAACAAAGAATATTTTATCGAACAGTTTACAAGTTCTTTTGATGAAATTAAGGAGAAGCATGTTATCACGTTATATGTAAGGGGAAAAAATGAATGGAAACAGTCAGGGAATGGACAATCGAAGAAATAATAAAAATCGCCAGTGAAAGTGCTATTGATAAGTATAAAAAGTTGGAAGAACACAGGCACGAACAGAACTGTAAAAAGGCCAGGGAAAATACAAAAAGGCTGTTGAATGGCTATAATGAATTGAAGGAACACTGCGAACATGCGATAGCAAGTGTAGAAAATAGCGTTCCTAGTGATCTACAAATTGTGCTTAACGAAGTATTTAACCGTAGGGGATTACTTCGTGTCGAGGCGATTGCCTCTAGTAAGAGGCGTACCGAGTTAATTATTGAGCATATCGATAGTATGTTGGCCGTGTATCGTACACAATGCGAACATCGATGTGAGCCGTTTTTTGACATTTTGATTGATTTTTATATCGAAAAAATGTCAGTTGAAGAAATTGCCGATGCAAAACACGTATCAACACGAACTGTATATAATTATCTCGAAAGGGCTGAAAAAGACGTAAGCATCTTGCTTTGGGGAGTTCAAGCAGCTTGACAAATGATTGCAAAAACCTTTCGTTTACTTTGCAAAACAGCCATATTATAATGTTAGCGTTGAATACTGTTCAATACCCTTGGCATTCTACATAGAACACTATACCTATCCTTCAAAAACTATCAGCGAAAAAGCTCAAATACATGTCGTTCTCTCGAATATGTATTTGGGCTTTTTTGTTTATAAAAAGGCTGAAACAATGACTACAATCAAATGCAAGGCTACAAATTGCCTTAATAATAAGCGTGGCAAATGTATAGCAAACTTTATCGTATTTGACAGACGTTGCCAGGCTTTTCTTACTTCTCAGACTGCTAGTCGATATAATGGCTGCACAATGAAGAAGGAACATAATCGTTATAAATCTAGTAAAAGGAGCGTACTAAAATGAATATCGTTGAAAAGAATATAACGGACATTAAACCGTATGGAAATAATCCACGAAAAAATGATAGTGCCGTTGCACCTGTTGCTAATTCTATTCGTGAATTCGGTTTCAAAGTACCTATCGTAATTGATAAGGACGGCATTATTATTGCTGGACATACTCGATATAGGGCAGCTAAGGAATTGAAACTAAAAACAGTGCCTTGTATTGTGGCAGATGATCTTACAGAGCAACAAGTCAAAGCATTTAGACTTGCCGATAATAAGGTGAGTGAGTTCGCTGAATGGGACCAGGACGCATTACTTGAAGAATTGCAAGGCATTCTCGAAGTAGATATGGCAGACTTTGGGTTCGTGAATGAAGAAAATGAGCTCGAAGAACCTGACGACACGTATACTGCTGATATTAACATTCCACAATATGAACCTACAGGAGAAGTGGTACCGCTCGAAAGTTGCCTAGATGATGATAAAACAATCGCTTTACTTATCGAAATTGACGATAGCAATGTAAGTGAAAAGGAAAAAGAATTCCTTCGCAAGGCTGCACAACGTCATAACCAATTTAATTACAAACGCATTGCCGAATATTATGCTAATGCTAGCGAAGAAATGCAAGACCTTATGGAACGGTCTGCATTAGTTATTATAGATTATGACGATGCCATCAAAAATGGATATGTACAATTATCGAGTAGCTTGGAGGCGATTTTAGGTGAAGAAAACGAACAAGACTAAAATCGGTTATTTTATTATTTCTCATGGCAGACCTAATGAACAGCTAACATATAAATTACTGCGTTCAGGTGGTGTAGAAACTGACGATATATTCATTGTTTGTGATGATCTTGATACAACGCTACCTGAATATATTCAAAACTATGGCGACAGAATAGTTGTATTTGATAAGCAGAGATACATGGATAGTTGCGATAGTGGTGTTCAATCTCCAACTGGATTACATGCCGTGTATGCGAGAAATGCTGCATACGATTTGGCTTTAGAAAAAGGGTACGACTTTTTCGTTATTGCTGATGATGATATCGATAGCATTACTTATCGATATCCAGATGGTGATAAGTTAAGAAGTAAAAACGTACATGATGTCAAAAATTGCTTTATTGCACTATCTGAGTATATGCAAACGTCGGATAGAATATATTGTATAGGCATTGCACCGCATATTGCGTTCATGGGTGGTGTGAAGGCGCCTATCGTAGCAGAAGGTATGAAACGTGTCGTATTTAATATCGGATTATATCGAGCAGGAAAGCGTATACGTTATGCAAGTGAGTGCCAGGAAGATTTAGCAGCAAGTATTTTGTATAATCAGCAAGGAAAACTGATGTTTTCGTGTGGTTTATTACAGCAAAGTGCAATCGTTGAAGGCAGAAACAAAGAGGGTGGCGGTATTGAAGGACATTACGATAAAAGCAATGACTATTATCGACACTTCGGAACACTTATTTATGTGCCTGCTACGATTGCAATGCGATTAGATAGTAATACGTTCACTAAAAAATATATGAGCAACTATTATCCAATGATCTTGTCAGACAGGTGGAAGAAATGAACGAAAAATTTGCTGTATTCATTTTAAGTCATGGCAGGGCTGGCAATGTTAAAACGTATCAAACATTAATCGACCAAGGTTATACCGGTAAGATTTATATCATTGTTGATGATGAGGACGATATGCGACAATCTTATGTCGATAGATATGGTACAGATATTGTTAGGATATTTAGTAAACAAGCTGCATCTGTTTTAGTGGACCCTGCCGATTTAGAACCTAAATTAAAGGGCGTTATATATGCTCGTAATTATTGTCATACCATAGCTGCAGAATTAGGCTTAACGCACTTCCTTGTATTGGACGATGATTACAACTTATTTGCGCATCGTTACCAAGTTGGCGATAAATTATTGTCGTGTAAGACAAAGCGGTTAGATGATGTATTTCGATGTATGCTTAAATTCCTAGATGATACAGGGGCACTAACAGTAGCACTTGCACAAGGTGGCGACTTTATTGGTGGCGTAGATAATGGGAACTTCAAAAGGAAGTTACTGCGCAAAGCGATGAACAGTTTTTTCTGTAGAACAGATAAGCCTTATAAATTCTTTGGTCGTATCAATGAAGATACAACCATGTATGTAAGATATGGCGAAACTGGACATTTGATATTTACAACTATGTTATTTATGCTCAATCAAGGGCAGACTCAGAAAAATAAAGGGGGCTTAACCGAAATGTACCTAGATAGTGGTACGTTCGTTAAGTCCTTTTATTCTGTTATGTACTCGCCTTCATGTGTAAAAGTAGCTGCGATGGGCGATAAGCATATGCGTATGCATCATCAAGTCAAATGGGAGTGCTGTACACCAAAGATATTATCTCAGAAATATAAGAAAGGGGGTTAGCGTATGGCTAAAATGGGGCGACCAAAAAAGAATATCAAACAAGAACAGTTCGAAGCGATGTGCCAAATTCAAGCTACGCAGGAAGAAATTACCCTCGTTCTAGGGGTTAGCGATAAGACACTTAATGCGTGGTGCAAGCGAACGTATGGCAAGACATTTTCCGATGTTTTTCGTGAAAAGAGAAGTGCAGGCAAGATTAGCTTACGACGAAAACAGTGGAAGCTGGCCGATAGATCTGCAACTATGGCAATATTTCTTGGCAAGCAATTTCTTGGACAGACTGATAAAACAGAAATGGAAGTCAATACTACTGTTCAAAGCAACCCACTTGAAGGGGTAACAACAGAGGAACTTAAAAAGCTAATCGATAAAGAGGGGTGAGGATATGAAACTCACCCCGGAACTCATGCTACAGTTCAAATATGAGCTGGCTCGGCGTGAGTTTTTTTATTATTGCCACTTGCAGGCGCCTGACTTTTACAAAAAGGAACGTGAATACCTAGTTCATTTATGTGATGAGATACAGAACTTTTACGAGGACCCTAAACAAAAGGTCCTTATAATGAACATGCCACCTCGTCATGGTAAAAGTCGTACAGCTCAAATGGCCGTCAAGTGGATACTTGGCAAGAACCCTGTTGAAAAAGTCATGACAGGTTCATATAACACAACTCTATCAACTACATTCGCAAAGAATGTTAGAAATGACATTCAAGAAGTTAAAGCTGATAAAAACAGAGTGGTGTATACCGACATATTCCCTAACGTACGTATCAAGCGTGGCGATGCTAGCATGGATATGTGGTCGCTTGAAGGTGGTTATAATAGTTACCTCGCGACTTCCCCTAGTGGTACCGCTACAGGCTTTGGTGCCTCTATTCTGATTATCGATGATGTTATCAAGAACGCCGAGGAGGCTTATAACGAAAACACTAAGGCAAAGCACTGGGATTGGTTCACTAATACTATGCTTTCACGGCTCGAGGAAGGTGGCAAGATTATAATCATCATGACACGTTGGGCTAGTGATGATCTAGCAGGTAGGGCCATCGAACACTTTGGTGATAAAGCAAAGGTTATTACTATGAAGGCCTTACAAGACGATGGAACGATGTTATGCGACGATGTATTGTCTTATGAAAGTTACCAAGAAAAGTGCAGGGCGATGGGTGAGGACATAGCCAGTGCGAACTATCAACAAATACCAATCGATTTAAAAGGGTGCTTGTATTCTGAATTGAAAACCTATGAGCATATTCCTTGCAATGAAGCTGGCGAACCTTTATTTACTCAAATTAAAAACTACACTGATACGGCTGATACTGGCGAGGACTGGTTAGCAAGTATCACGTATGGCATTTATAACAAAGAGGCTTATATATTAGACGTTGTATTTACGAAAGCAGCAATGGAACAAACAGAACCTGCTGTTGCTGAAATGCTATATCGTAATCGTGTTAATGTAGCAGATTTTGAAAGCAATAATGGTGGTAGAGGGTTTGCAAGACAGGTTACACGGCTGTTACGTGATGAGTATAAAAGCAATTATACAAAGGTTGTAGCGTTCCACCAATCTAAAAATAAAGAGGCTCGCATATTATCCAATGCAACTTGGGTTATGGAGCATATTTATTTTCCTATAAACTGGGCTGACAAATGGCCTGATTTTTATAAAGCTATCACACGTTATCAACGTGAAGGCAAAAATGAACATGACGATGCTCCGGACGCATTAACAGGTATTGCAGAAAAGCTGACTGCACCGGACTACAAGTCAACACGTACCAATATTTATTAGGAGGCTTATTTATATGGCTATTATGGCAAATCCAAGAGATAGCGAATACGAATTACTGCATGACGCTTATTATGGAACAGGCATGTTCGCTAATGGTGGTGCGTTACCTAAATATTCTCGTGAAAGCGCACAGAATTATGAGTACCGCAAAAAACTTTCATATTATTTAAACCATACAGGGCCGATACTCAATGCGAGTGTCGACCCTATTTTTAAAGATGAAATATCACGCGACTATAATAAAAGCGAAGTTTTTGCTTCATTTTTGGAAAACGTAGACCGATTAGGGACATCGCTACAAGAATTTATGCGTTTTAACGCAACGCAAGCAAAATTGTATGGCGTTATGTATATCATTGTCGATAACGTAACAGAGCTTGGTGAAACGATGGCCGATATGATCTCTAAACGCCAATTCCCTTACCTATATGCAGTTGAGCCTAAGTGCGTATATAACTGGCGAATTAGTGAAGCAGGCGAGCTGGAATTTTTTGCGTACACATCTCAAGTGTTCGATGAGGAAGGTAATGCAAAAACGCAGTTCCATGAATGGACAAAAACATCATGGGTAACAAAAGACGAAAATGGCAAAGTAATTGCACAAGGTGAGCATAATATCGGTAGAATACCTGTCGTTCAGTGGTTTGGGCGTAGCTCAAAGAAAACAGATATATTGCCACCTCCTGAATTTCTATCTATTGCAAGAACTAACCACCAAATATATCATCAATGCTCGTTACTATCTCAAATACTAAGCATGCAAACGTTTAGTATTTTGACCTTGCCTGATAACGGTCAAAATATTGGTGATATTACACTTGGTACAAATAACGTGCTAATGTATCCGGCCGAATCAGGGCATGCTCCTGCGTTTATCGCACCGGATATTGGACCGGCACAAATTCTGATACAAACAATTAAAACGCTTACAGATGATATGTACCGACTGTCAGGAATTAACTCAGTAATAGGCGTACAGGAGTCAAAAAGCGGTGTAGCTAAGCAATGGGATTTTGAACGAACCAATCAACGGTTGGCTGATTTCTCTGTGCAGTGTGAAAACGCAGAATATGACATCATTGATTTATATGAATTGTGGACAGGCGAAAATATCGGCTATAAATGCGATTATCCTCGCAACTTTAAAATTAATGACGTAGCCGATGTTATCGCTCAATCTCAATCTGTACTTGATTTAGACCTTGGCAGTAACACTTTGAAAGTCGAAACAGGTAAAAAAGTATTGGACAGTTATGTACCTAATCTTGAGCCTAAAGAGTACGACAAAATTATTGATGAAATTGAAGAAGCTGTTCAACGACAAGAACAGGATCTTGCATATCATGATGATGAAGGGAACGAAGTAGATGAGGACGCAGAAGGAGATAGACAAGGCGATAACCAACTTCGAGGCAGAGATAAAGAAACTCCTTGAATTAGGTTATAGTCCTAAGCAAGCTGTTAAAAAGGCTTATGAGGCATATCCTGTTATGCAACTGATGAAGCCTACGTTACAGGCTGATTTAACGAACTCATTCATAACTGGGTATGGCGATGATGTTCCGTATAGTACTAAAAGCATTTCAATGGCAATGGCTGAAAGCTGGGCGGCTGATAACTTAACATTATCTAGTCGCCTTTATGGACGTTCTAATGCTATTAAACAAAGCGTTGCTGATACTTTGACGCAAGCGTTTAAAACCAATAAAGCTGTACGAGATACTGCAAAATCAATCTTCGATGGGTATGGCAATGGTGGTATTATTCCAGAAGCCTCACTACCTAAATTTATTAATGATCTTACGAAGCTCAATATAACGGGTAGTAGTACTCCGGAAGCTAAGCAACTACAACGCAAGGTGCTACGTAGTGTTCGTGATAAAGTATCAAGGCTTACAACTCCAGGCGTTAGGGCTGCATATACTGAATTAACCCATGCTATTGATAAAGGAAACGATGAACGTATCAATAAAGCACTGGAAACTGCTGTTCAGGAAAAGACACGTTATAATGCTGAACGTATAGCATGTACAGAAAATGCGAGGGCTTATGCTGACGGTCAAATAAATAGGTACATGAACGATGATGATATCGTAGCCTATAAATGGCGATTAGCTGCAAGGCACCCTCGCTTTGATATTTGCGACTTTTATGCTAATGCTGATTTATACGGACTTGGCAAAGGTGTATATCCTAAAGATAAATTACCAACATTGCCTGCTCACCCTCATTGTATGTGTCATATTCAACCGTTAACAGAATTAGATATTCAAGAGAATAAGCAGCACAAGGGAATAAATCAAGCTGGCTTGGATTATATTCAAACACTAACTAAACCAAATCAGGAAGTGTTACTCGGTGTAAATGGTCGAAATACTGTATTGAGTGGCAAAGGATCTTGGCAAGATTTTGCAAGAGGCTGGACGTCTGATATATTCAATGCAAGGGTTCCTAAAAAAGAACATGGAGCTTTGTCAGGAGCTATCAACGATATTTCTTTAGACGCCAATGAACGTCAAAAAGCGCAAAGACATGCAAAACTTTTTTATGAAACTATACGAAATAGTAACAGGACTGTATTAGTTAATAAAATATCTAAATCCAGTAAAATACACCGTAAAAGTATAGAAAAAGTTATTGAACATGTATTTGACAATATGTATAATTTAAATGAAGGAAACACTAAATTTGAACCAGATTTTCAAATGGCTCAATCTTTTCAAAGATTGATTAGTGGTACTCCGTTAAAAAGAGATATTATCATGTTAAAACATGAACGGTTAGAATATGAATTAATGCATCGTTATGGTTATACAGATTATGCTACAGCGCATAGAATAACTGAACAAAAATATAAT